AAAACACGCCATTTTGTTTCACCTAATTCAGGTCACGGTATTCCTTTTGCTGAAGCCGATAAACCTAATCATTTCTATACTTATGTGGAAAGTATTAAGGCTACAGGTAGAAGTAAAAAAGTATATGACATGACGGTAGACTGCGCTGAGCATTGTTATCAAGCTAACGGAATCACTGTGAGCAATAGTATAGACGAGCTCGGCTGGTTTCCAAACGAAAAAAATTCCAAACTTGTCAAAATGAATGCTACAGAGGTATATATAGCTTTAGAGCGTTCGCTTTTAACCGTAAGGTCGGCTTCTAGACGGAGAAGAAAAGAAGGATTCGATGTACTTACTGGATTCTTTTTAAATATTAGCAGCCCTTCCTCTGAACGTGATAAAATAATGGAGCTATTTAGGAAATCGCAAACATCAAAAGTTTTATTAGGTTTCCAAAAGCCAACTTGGAAATTAAATCCTACCATAGCTAAAAAAGATTTGGCTGAAGAATATAGAATAGATCCAATTGCAGCAGAACGTGACTATGGTGCAAATCCACCATTGTCATCTAATGCTTTCTTAACTAAAAATCTTATCGGTAAAGTAATGACAGGTAAGCCTAATTGTTTATCAGTAGAACATAAATTAAAACTACATAAAGATAAATCACAATCTAGGTATGCAGAACTACAAAAATGCCGTACAGCAAAGTTTAGTTCTATTTTAGCCCTGGATGCCGGGCACGTTTCGAACTCTTTTGCTTTATCTGTGGGTCATTTAAAAGACAGCGTGCCTTGTATAGATGGGGTTGTTGAAATAATTCCGGCTCCTGGTGCAAGTATAAATTTCGCGAAGGTCTATAAGGATGTTATTAAGCCTATCATTGAAATACGAAACGTAAAATTGGTTGTTGCAGATAGATGGAATTCTTTAAAAATTCTGTCGGACATAGAAGAAGATTATGAAATAAGCACCTTAACGTACAGTTTGAATTATAAAGATATGAGATTCTTTAAAGACTGTATGCAATTCAAAAAAATCATATTACCTTCATCAAAAAAGACGTTGGATGAAATAGCAGAATACGATCATTCAGATTATCCAAATTGTTTTGTTAATGACCCTATATCACATTTTTATCTACAATTATTAACGGTTCAAGATACAGGTTTTTCAATTATTAAAGGTGATCAATTAACTGACGATATGGTAAGAGCGTCAATGCTTGCTGTTACTATGATGATGGACGATTCGTATAGGGAGGCGTTGGATAGTGGGGAAGATGAACAAGAATCTATTGCTGTTGATATTAAATCAATGGCTGTAGTTAAAACTTTAAGCGGTGGTGGCGGTATGAAAAATTCGTCTTCCTCTTTAGGAGCCATACGATCAAGGTCTTAAACACCTATATTAATGTTAATTTAATTGTATACTTATTTAGGAGAATTTTATGTCCAAACCATTCAATCCTTTAGAATCGTTATCTTCTACTCCAGGCTTTATGTCTAAAAGTGCCTTTAGCAATCTTGAAGTAGGTATATGTCCTAAGTGTAAATCCAATATGCGCGATGATGCAAGATTGGGTGATGGTACGTATGTATATTTTTGTGATAAATGCAGAGTATCGTCACCTTTGCCAGATAGAAACGTATAAAGAAGGAAGGAAATAAAATGATAAACGTAAAGAGAAGTAAGTTTACCTCTTTAAAAACTTCTACCCCTTCTATTTCTGCTTCTCTAGGGGCAGCATCAAAACAGAAAAAATCAGACGCATATGAAAGTACCAGTGCCTCTGACTTGAAACAACAATTTACAAGTCAGAGTGCAATGAATACCTCTATGCCTAGCACTACCATAAGCTCCAATCCAATCATTATTGATACGGATCCAATGCTTATGGGTTTGATAACAGAAAAATCTCAAGGTTTAGGTGAGCCAAATAAAATTCTATATAAGCTATATAGAGATATTTATTATAACGACAGTATATGTGGATCTGCCGTCGATATTATGTCCAATTCATCTTTTGGAGAATTCACTTTAGGTGGATGCGATGACAACCGAGTGTTAAATGATTACATGGATACCTGTCACAGATTAGGTGTGCAGGAATTACTTCCAGAAATGAGTAAAGATCAATTAGTTTTGGGTAAGCATTGTTCTTCACTACTATATAATGCCAACCAAAAGAAATTAACAGATTTAATGCCATACGCTCCAGAAAATTTAACTATTGTAACTTTGCCGTTTTATAATCAAGATCCAATTATAACCGTAAATTTTCCTAATGACGTGCTTAACTTTCTTCAATCTAAAAGCAAACGAATAGAGCAACTTAAAAAATCTTTAGGTGAAGCAGTATTTGAAAAGATTAAAAAATCTCAATTAGAACTTGAGCCCCTTTCAACGGTGTACGTGCCAAGAAAAACATTTTCTAATACGGATGATGGAATTTCTTATTTCAGGCGTGTTCTACCAATATATTTGATAGAAAAGAATTTATATAGAGGTACTCTGGTAGAATCAGCCAGGAGACAACGTGGTATTTTGCATCTTACCTTGGGAACAGATGAATGGATTCCTAATGTATCTGATATGGAATTCATGACCGAACTCTTTATGAACGCCGATTCCGACCCACTTGGAGCTATTATTGCTACGCGCCAAGGCATAGAAACGAATGAAATACGCCAAGGTGGTGACTTCTGGAAGTCCACTGACTTTGCAGATAGCGTGCAAAATGCAAAACTCAGGTGTTTAGGTATTTCTGAAGCCTTTTTATCAGGTGATGTAAACATAAGTGTATCTGATAATAGCATGACCATGTTATTAGAAATGCTTTATAATCATAGACAAGATATTACACAGAAATTTTTTTATAACAAACTATTTCCATTAATAAGCCTTATAAATGGATACACGCTAACCGCAAAGAAAAAATTGACTGTTCGTGAAAATTTAATGAGAGAAATGGACAGTGCTGAAAGAATAATGGCCCTAGCTGATGGTAGTAAATTATTTATACCTAAGGTAATATGGACTAAACAATTAAAACAAGAAGGTGATCAAGCCTATTTAGACAGATTAAATTCTCTGTCTGAAAAAGGTATACCAATACCCTTACGCCTATTAGCTGCTGCCGGTGGATTGAGTCTAGATGATTTATTAAAACAGTCTAATGAAGACCTAGATACCAGAAAACAAATTAAAAAATATACAGATGAGATTGCTAAATTAAACCCACAGCCAGCTGAAGAAGAAGGTATGGCTAGAACATTGTCATCTAATTCCCGTTCGGCTGTTGACGTATATCCAACAAAACCGGCTAAATTAAACAGGGACTTTGAATCCGAAGTTTATGATGTTACTAAAACTGGTAAGAGAAAACTCCTGGTTAACCAAAAACAAGCGCAGGAAAAAGTAAATAAGAAATTGGCAAAGAAATTAGAGCAGGCTGTTGCACGAGTTCAAAATAAAAGAAAATAAACTCAGGTGAGCATCATGACCAACATAAAAGTAATTAGGTATTTAGATTGTACTTCCGGTTACCATTCATTGCTTGTATTATCTTTAGCTGTGGTTATAGCAGCTATACCTTGCTTTTATATACATAATTCTATGTATGCTTCATCCTTGTTACTTTGTATAATATTGTACCTCATTTTTGTAAAGCACACCTTGAGTAGAAAAACGAATTACGACAGTTTAACTGGATTAAATAGCCGTGATTTTTTCTTAAAGCAAACCGATAAATTGATAAAAGCAAAAAAGAATTTTTGTCTTTTATTAATGGATTTAGATAGATTTAAACAAGTTAATGATACCTTAGGCCACACTGTGGGTGATGAACTATTAAAATTAGCTGCAATGCGTTTGCAATCTACTGTAAGAAAGAAACGGCCAGGTGATTCCATAGCTAGACTAGGTGGTGATGAATTTGCAATATTGTTAGAAACAAGTATAAACGATGTTCATATAAAGAATATTTGCACTAGAATAGCAAAAGAATTTCAAAAACCATTTAAAATAGGGAGAGTAGAAACAACCATAGGAGTAAGTATAGGTGTATCTAAATTTCCTGATAATGGAGAAACTGCGATTGACATCCTTAGATGTGCTGATGTTTCTATGTATAATGCAAAGAATTCAAAAACTTCTTTCTTTATTTACGACCAAGCCTCTGATTTAAATACGCTGGAAGTATTGAATATATCAAATGCCCTTCATAAAGCCTTAGAAGCGTCTGAGCTATTTCTTCTGTATCAGCCGAAAAAGAATTTGAAGGATAAAAAAATAATTGGTGTGGAAGCATTACTTAGATGGAAGCATCCAGTGTTAGGTGTATTACCACCAAATCAATTTATCCACATAGCCGAACAAACAGGATTACTGTATAAGTTTACACCTTTTTTAATAGGTCAGGTAATTAATGATATTAAATACTGGACAGAACAAGGTATAAATTTACAGGTTTCAATAAATTTATCCACTACTTGTCTGGACATGTATAGTGTAACATTGTTAAAAGATTTATTACACGAAAACAATATAGAACCAAATAAAATAACTATAGAAATAACGGAAACAGAATTTCGAGAACCTGAAATATTAGACACATTAACAGTATTATCAGAATTAGGTTGCCAAATCTCCATAGATGACTTTGGAACAGGGCATAGCACTATGCTATACCTTAAAGAAATGCCTGTTAATGAGATTAAGATTGATAAAACTTTTATTGAAAAACTTCCTACAGATGTGCAAAACCTGAAGATTGTAACTTCAGTAATTAAATTGGCCCATGAAATAAATTGCCTTGTAGTGGCAGAGGGTGTAGAAGATGTAGAAACTTTAGAAACTTTAAAAAAGTTGGAATGTGATATTATTCAAGGATACTATCTATCTAAGCCTATTGCAGCGGCTAAAATAACTTCAAATTTTATATCCACTTTAGAAATGGTAAATTGAGAGGGAAATATGATTACTGCTGAGGTAATTATAGAAGATATTAAGGATGAGATACAACAAGGTAAAGTTTGTTTACCTGTCCTACCAAATGTCTATTTAGAGTTAGAAAATCTAATCCAAAAAGAACGACCTATATCTGAAATGGTATTGTTGATAAGTAAAGACCTTGCCTTAACTTCCAGAGTTCTTCAAATATCTAATAGTGCCGCTTTCTCTAAAGGTATGCCAATAGTATCTTTAGACGAAGCCTTAATGAGGTTGGGTACAAATTTTGTTAAAACTTTAATTCTATGTGCCTATATGAAAGACAAGTTTTCAGTTTCAGGTAGGTATAAAATGAAAATAAAATATTTATGGGAGCATAGTGCCATATTGGCATATCTATGTGAACATGGTGTTAAGGAATTTAAGAATAGGGTAAATAACGTAGAGCCTGGTCTAGCTCTTACTATCTCCCTTCTGCACGATATTGGATATTTGCCTATAGTTTCTTATCTGGACAAATACGATATTTCTATGGACTTGAATCAATTTTTTGAATACAAAAAACAAATTGGAAATTTAATTGCTACGAAATGGGCTTTGCCAGAAATATTTAAAGAAAGTTGTGATATACCTTTAATTTCAAACAATACTTTAATATCCTTTGTTTCTTACATGCACCAACTCGTACCTAACGATCAACCAGAAGTGGATATTTCTATATTAGCGATGAAATGTGCGATAGCTCCAGATGAATTAGCTAAATTCTACCAAGATAACATAAAAGATGCTATTTCTTTTATGTCTTTTTAATTGTAATTAAACTACAGTATTTTATTGCTTTAGTAATTTAAAAGCATTGAAATTTCTGTACCAATCTTTTATCTATCGAAAGGTAAAAAACAAATGTCACAATATTCTCCTTCAGCGAATACCTATGTAAGAGAAATTGATTTAAGTGAGCGCGCTGAAGCCGCATCTACTAGCGTAGGTGCAATAGTTATGCGCTCAGGTAAAGGTCCAGTAAATACCAGGACTTTAATCACCTCTATTCCAGATTTTATAGATAGATTTGGAACGCCTAATCCTAGAATTGGTTTTGGCCATTATTCGGCTCTTTCATTTCTTGAAAAAAGTAACCAGCTGTATGTTACTCGTGTCATTAATACCGATGCTCTTACTGCAGGAGCTTATTGGACGGTGGACGATGCAAACGCGGTTAACCCTATTACTAGCCTTAATAACTTTGACGATGGCGGTTCTAACCCTCTCGGAGTTTACGATCCGTTAAATACAATTGGATTTAATCCTTTAGATCCAGGTATTGAAAATGTTTTAGGATTTTTCTGCGCAGAAAATCCAGGATTATGGAATAATGAAATTTTTATCCGCATTAGACCTTCAACTAAATTAGGTGTGGCTACACCTGATGATCCCTATGAATTTTATGTAGACATATTCCTCAATTATACTAGCCCACGCCAAATACCTAACGAAAGTTATCGCGTAAGTCGCGATTACAGATTGAATGGTATGGGCGAACAGATGAATATAGAAGAAGTAATAAATAATAGAAGTAAAATTGTTAGATTTAAAGCAAACCCCTACGCTGCACCTTTAGTAAAAATATTGAATACGCCTTCTGAGTATTTAGGCGGTGCTTCAAATGGTACACCAGCTACGGAATCTCAGATAATTCAAGGTTGGGAATTGTACAGAGATCCTGAAAATGTTGATGTTAGCATTCTTATCAATGGTGGTCTTGCCACACCACCAATACAATTAATAATGGATGAAATATGTGATCAACGTATGGACTGCATAGCTGTATTGGATGTCCCATCACCTGAACAGGAAGTAGCAAACGCTGTATTATACCGTAGAAATGATTTAAACCTGAATTCCAGTTATTCTGCATTGTATTCATGTGATCTTAAAGTTTATGATCAATATAATGACCTAGAACTTTATGTTCCACCTTCAGGGCTTGTTGCAGCCGCTTTTGCTGATACAGATGTAATAGCTGAAACTTGGTATGCCCCAGCAGGTCTAAATAGAGGTCTGTTGAGTGTATTAGGTGTACGGCACATATATAATCAAGGTGACAGAGACGTATTGGACGACAACGAAGTAAATGCCATTAGATACATGCCCAGTATTTCCAGCTATGCAATTTGGGGTGCTGGAACTTTACAAGCTAAAAAATCTGCTTTATCCAATGTAAACGTGCGTCGGTTGATGATAATATTGGAGAAATCTTTAAAGGCAGCTTCACTGTACTCCATATATGAGCCTAACGACGAAATTCTTTGGGGTCGTTTAACTGAATTAAGTGAACGCTTCTTGAAACCTATTAAAGAAGGTAGAGGTTTGTACTGGTATGAAGTGGTTTGTAACGAACTCAATAATACTCCTGAAGTAATTGCCGCAGGTAATGTGGCATTGGATATTTATGTAGATCCTGTAATTCCAGCAAAACGTATTCACATTAATGCCATAATCAATAAAACTGGTAGCACTATTACAGCTAGTGAGGCATAATTATAACGGTAATGGAGTACCATTGCAAAGGATCCCTGTGCTATGGGCGATGAAACAATAATTGCTGTATTACAAGCAAAAATAGAAATGTTGGCCGAGGTTGTAAAGGATTTACAGCTAGCGGTAAAAACGCATTCAGAATCATCCTCTAATTTAAAGATAGTGGATCTTCAGCAAAAACAAATAATAAAGGACGTAGAAACTCTTACAAAAACTGTGCATGAATTAATGCGATCTTTGGAAGACGAGACTTTTGAAATAAATAAAAAAATTGATAAAGTAAAGGCTGATCTATTAAACAACCTTGAAACCTCAGCAAAAGATTTCAGTGCAGATTTAAAGGAAGTTCAATCAAAAATGACATTAGCCCGAGGTATAATTATTGGGCTAACCATATTAGCAGCCTTATTCCAAGGCTTACTGCTTTGGGTAGCGCAATCACAACTAGATAAAATTGAATATTCATACGAATATTTTAAAAAATTGGAAACTTTGCAGGCAGAGGAAGCTATTCGAAAGATAACTTCAAAATAGGGATACACCTATGAAAATGCCGGAATACACAACTGTGGAATCTTATTCAGATGTTAGGGATAGGATTAAGAATGGAGATATAGTTTTCTTAGCTAGAGGTAAAAAGTTAAGTTCGAAGATAACTCAATTTTTTACTGGAAGTCCTTTCTTTCATGTTGGTATAGCCTTTTGGATTACGGTAGATTCCTTAGATACAAAAAGATTATTTATAGTAGAAGCCAATGTTGGTGGACGCAGAATAATATCGTTATCATCATATGCGCATTACAACATGGTTGTTATTGAAAATCCAGCGAAATGGGTTTCTTATTGTCAAGATTTGTTAGTTAAAACAGGTTCAGTAAGCTACTCATACAAAGACCTTTTAAGTATAGGTTTATGGGAAACCCTGCAGATAAAATTAAAAGACTACAAAGGTCAAGTTTGTTCAGAATTAATTTCAAATACAATACGCGATAATACAGAATTACGCCCAGATCAGTTAATTTCTCCTGGAAAACTTTTCGATTTTTTAAAGAAACATTCAAAAATTCTCTATCAAGTAAAATAAAGGGTTTATTATGTCGTCATTAGATGAAAAAGAAAATGTATTAACCGTAGAAATGTTTAAAAACAGCAAAATGTTGGATTTCTTAAAAACACAAAGAAATTCAGCAATGGACAATGCCGCTACTTTGGCCGTTGAATTAGAAACAGCCAAAACAATACATGACGCTCAAATAAAAGAATATGTTGCAAAGATTGAGCAATTGGTTGTTGCATTGAATGCCGTTAATTTAGAAAAAAGCAACATGTTAGCCGAAATAGAGAAATTAAAGGCTGATAATGCTGAGTTGGTAAGACAGAAAATGGAGCTATTAGTTCCGGATTCCAATAATGGCTCCGAAACAGATGGTAAAAAAGCTGAAGTTACACAAATTAAGACTAAACGAAAATCTACAGCTCCATTGGATGAATGACAACCGGTAGTACGCATTTTGGAGAGTTAAGATGCCGGTAACCGTAACTTCATTTTTAATACCAGTAGGCGGAGCCTCTTGGTTTATATTGGAAGATAAGTATCTACGAGGTGGATACCGCGTAGTTGCCAACACCACGGAAAGGGATAATATTCATATAAATAGTAAAAAACCAGGAATGGTAGTTTACATTCAAAGTACCGGCGAACTCCAAAAGTTAGATACCGATGGATTGACTTGGGTAAAGTTTACTATTGGATATAATCCTTTTCATACGCATACTCAAGCTGTTCCTTCTAATTTATGGACAATAACGCATAATAAAAATTCTAGATATTTTACTCATTCTGTTTTTGATGTTGCAGGAAATAGCGTTATTCCAGAAGAATTAAAAATAATTGACTTAAATACGGTTGAAGTTTCCTTTTCAACTCCTATTGCTGGTCAATTGACATTAGCTTTTGCAATACCAGGATAACTTTTAAAAATCCAGAGAAAAAAAGTACAAACATTAAGATAAATGTTTATACCTAAAGAATGCAGTTAAAAGGAGTTATATTTCTTTTCAATCTCTGGAGATTAAAACCATGCGTGTCATTGGTGAACTTTTACTAGCTGGCAATTCCCCAATTAAAAACCTGCGAATTGAGAACTTGGCTTCCGATCCAGGTACTCCAACTACTGGCCAAATTTGGTTCAATACTACTGAAGGTGTATACAAAGGTTATGATGGTACATCCATCATTACTTTCTCTATCGGTGGTGATGTAGCTCCTCTGCAATCAGAGGTAAACGCCATTGAAACTGGCGCTGGCCTCAATACTGACGGTACTTATACCGCACCTGTTGGTACAAACTATTTAGGTTCAGCAACGTCTTTGAAAAACGCAGACGTTTTGCTTGATACCCAGGTTAAAGCGAATGCCGATGATATTGCTGCATTAGAGTCGGCTGATACCACAATGCAGACTGAAATCAACGCCATTGAAACTGGCGCGGGCCTCAATACTGACGGCACTTTCCCAGCTTTCTCAGGATCTAATTATCTGGATGGTGCTTCTAATATCCGTCAACTTTCTTCTTTGCTCGATACTCAGGTTAAAGCAAATGCTGATGATATTGTCCAAAATACCAGCGATATTGCTTTGAAAGTAAATAAAGCTGGTGATACCATGACTGGTAACTTGGCAATGGGTGGTAATGAAGTTACTGGCCTTCCTGGTATTCCTACTTTGGCAACGTCGGCAGCGTCGAAGGCGTATGTAGATGCTCTTATCAGTAGTTCTACTACGTGGAAAGATCCAGTTGTAAGTCCTGATCTGTATGACATTGTTACCGCAGTTCCTGGATCACCAATTGACGGCGCTTCTTATATAGCCTACGGCGGTTCGTATCCACAAACTTGGGGTACCATTACTGACGTTGCTCAAGGTGACATTATAGAACGTCAAGGTTCTACCTGGGTACGTCTCGGCGTGCTTACTGCAGGTCAGCGTTTTATTGCTGGCGGTGAAACAGGCTCTATTGGTTCTGGTTTGTTTGGTGCGGGTGTTCGCCACGTTGACCTTATTCAGTATGCGTCAGGTGCACCTACTGGAGCAGCGGCTTGGACGCAACCCCACGCAGACAACAACCAGGCTATCTTGTTCACCAATAATATTACTACTGGTAGTTCAACAGGCTTGGCAAACGATGCTACCGCATATACCATGACTGTGCATGTTAATGGTTCTGCTAATAACGTATCAGTTGTTGGTAGCCATTCACAAACCATTGGTGATCTGATCACAGAGATTAACGCAGACCTTACCGGTGCTACTGCATCCATTGTTGCTGGACACCTGCACATTACTGGAGCTGGAGCAACGGATACCATTCTCATTACTGACGGCACATTAATCGCTGCTATCGGTGGTGATACTGGTACTGCAGGTAACGGTCAGATTCATGGTTCAGTGGATCCAGGTACAACCGTTCTGTGTAATACTCCTAACGGCGATCATTTAGGTCATACTTATCTGTTCTCGGGCGGCGCTTCTGGAACGCATAACTGGGTTGAAATTGCAGGACCAGGTACTGTTGAAGCAGGTATTGGTCTTGCTTACAGCGGTAACGTACTGAATGTAAACCTTGGTGCTGGTATTTCGCAGTTGCCTTCTGATGAAGTAGGTATCGACCTGTACACCAACGGTGGCCTGTTCCTTACTATCAATGGTACTGATCCAAGTGGCCTTACTGGCGCGCAACTTGCTGTCCATCTTGATGGTGGTACTTTGTCACGCGGTGCTGCTGGCTTGAAAGTAGCAGATGCAGGTGTTACTGAAACTCAGTTAAACGCATCTGTAGCTGGTGCAGGTTTAACTGGTGGTGCAGGTGTTGCTCTTGCTGTAGGTGCAGGTACAGGTATTACGGTCAACGCAAATGACGTTGCCCTTGATACCACGTATCTTAATAGCAACTATCTGCAATTATCAGGTGGTACTTTAACTGGTGCGCTGATTCTTAATGCTGATCCTACTAACAACCTGCACGCTGCTACCAAGCAGTATGTAGATGCAGTTCGTACGGCATTGGAAAACAGCACTTATGTTTATGACGGTGTTACTTCGCAAACTACCCATGTTGTAACGCACAACATTGGTACTCAATACTGCAACGTGACTGTAGTGGATTCTACCGACAAGGTAATTATTCCTGACAGTATCACGTTTGATAGCGGTGATCAGTTGACTATCGTATTCTCGTCAGCAATCACCTGTAAAGCTGTTGTAACTTCAACTTACGTTGCTTAATGTAAGCCAAATGGTGGGAGGTATTACCTCCCACCTTATTTAATTATATATTGAGCGGTATACATTTATGCAGCTTGAAGGTGAAGGAACTATAAACGGTAATTTAGAAGTTATTGGTATAGGTAGACGCATTTTATCCGACTTCAATGCCAATATTATTGCAGATAGAACCTTATTTCAAACCAGTAATGCAAACGAATTAACCTCAGTTGGTTTGATTCCTAATGGAACTAATCAACAATCAGACCTTACTTTATTCAATAATAGCAATCCTGCAAATGCCAGCACTACTGAATTAAGAATTTCAGACTTAGTTTCTACCGTAGCCGCTGCTCGTAAAGGTTCCGGTTCTTATTTACCACTTACCTTCAACGTAGGTGGAGCAGAGTCCTCAAGAATATTAACTGACGGTAAACATTTAATAGGAACCACAACTGACGATGGCTCTAATGCTTTACTTCAGGTAAATGGCAATTTAAGCCTGCAAGGTAATGGTAGACGAATACGTTCTAATTTTTCTGATGGAACTATTAACAATAGAACATTTTTTCAGACCATAACTGCAAATCAATTCACTACATTGGGTGTTATACCAAACGGTACAAACGGTCAATCTTATATAGCCGCATATAATAATAGCGATCCTACTAATGCCAGTACTACATTAATAGGAGTAACGGCTACGGAGAGCACCTTAGGTGCTAGTAGGTCTGGGGCAGGAGATTTTTTACCTTTAGCTTTTTATTCTGGTGGAAGTGAGGCTGCAAGATTTACCATAGATAGGCGGTTCTTATTAGGAACCACAACTGACGATGGTGTAAACTTAGCTCAACTTAATGGTAACTTAGCCTTTATAGGTAATGGCAGACGAATACGAGGTCTATTTGGTGGAGCTTCTATAGATAATGCTGTTCTATTTCAAAGATCAGATGCCAATACTAGCTCACAAATAGGTGTAATTCCAAACGGTACAGGAACAGCATCATATATAACAGCTATAAATAATAGTACTCCTAGTAATGGTAGTAATATTTTTATAGGTATTACAGCCTCTATAGCAACCGTATCTTCATCAAGATTCGGAGCAGCTTCCTATTTACCTCTTACTTTTCAAACATCTGATACTGAGAGGATGCGGATATTAGCTGCTGGTCCAGTTATAGTTGGTGGTACAGCAGATGATGGAACTTCAGGTCTACTACAAGTTCATTTTACTTCCAATTCCAGAGGTCTATCTTTAAACGGAACTAATGCTGGAAGTGATGTTGGTATAGGGTTAAAAAATACAACTAGGGCTTGGTCATTTGCAGTACGCGGATCTTTGGCTGACGCCATATATTTACGCGATGTAACAGGAAATGCAGATAGATATTATTGGGAAACTGGTTCCGGAGCCAATACTGGATATACTGTAGCTGGACGCATTACGGCTAGAACAGGCGGTATATGTTTATTATTAGGGGCAGATGCGGATTCTATAGCACTAACAGACGCTACCAATAAAGTAGCTAGAATTGGAACAGCGCACTATACAAATTCAGAAGAACCTGTTGGTATTTTATTTGCTTCAAATACTTCTACCAATAATAGTCTACTAATAGGTGGTGGCTCATCCGTTTTTAACGCTACTACGGATATTAGATTCCATACAGCTTTAACTAATACCACTACGGGTGGAACAGAAAGACTTAGAATAAATGGATTCGGAAGAATATTAATAGGAACAACTACAGATGCTGGAGAACTTTTACAGGTAGCAGGTACTACGAGGCTCCAACACGGACAATTGACGCTTTTACTTGGTGCTGATTCAGGTAACACCAGTTTAACTGACGCCACTTTAAAAAATTCGCGTATAGCAGTAGCCCATTATTTAAATGCAGAAGAACCAGTATGTTTAATACACGCTGGTTCAGATGTAGGTGCCAACTATATAAATATTGGTGGTGGTACTACTATTTGTAATGCCGCTTCTTTAATAACTTTCAATACCGCGGCTAACACCACTACGGTAACTGGCACAGAAGTAATGAGATTAAATGCGTCACAGCGTGTTTTAATCGGAAATCCTACAGATAACGCATTAGACAAAGTTCAAGTTGTTGGAGGGATGATGCTAAGGTCTTCCGGCTTTTGTTTGCGCTTAGGCGCAGATTCGGCCGGAGGTGATGCTATAACGGATGCCACTTCGAAAATAGCCAGAATAGTAGCTCACCATTATACAAACAGCGAAGAACCTGTATGTATGA